GTTAATAAATTTGGAAATGATTTTATTTCAATATTGAGAAACGATTTTGGAATAAGAGATTTTCAATCATTTAGAACTAGAATATTTGAAAATTTTAGAGATAGTATTCATAATTGGTTAAATAATAGATATTACGATATAACACAATCTAATTTTGGTAAAAAATCTGAAGAGAGATTTGATGATTGTGATAAATATGATTTTACCGAATTGATGGCACAAATACAATCTATATTAAATAATTGTATATCTTTCAATATAAAAAGATTGAAAAGAAGAAGTGTGGAATTCAATCAATTACCAAAAGAGTTTGCAGTAGTTGAATTGAGAAAGCAAATACAAGATAATTTAAATACTTTCAATACATATAACGAAATAAAAAGAAATGTATTTACATCAGATTCTGTTAATGTAAATATTGGGGGTGTTAGTGAATTACCACCAATTGTTGAAGTCATTGAGAAAAAGATAACCCTACCAGCTCCATTAGAACCACAACCAACTCCGGTTATTAATCTACCAGAGCCTACACCCGTATTACCACCATCTACTGGCGGCGGCGGAGGCGGTGGTGGTATGATAGATACCGGTGTAAATGAAAATGGTGGAATTACAAATTTTGATAAATTTGTAAGAAATACATACAACTATAAATAAAATAATCATTAAGATATTTATAATAAAGAATTAGTTTGGAAAAAGCAATAGATTTACTTTCAAATGACCCTAACAACAATGGAGGAATTCCATTCGATGTTTTAAATACCGTTGGCGAAACCGGTGGTGGAAATTATGTGCCCGAAGTAGGACCAATCACATATCCAATTACTCCAATAACTAATCCGATTTTACAACCAATTGAGATAATTGAAAAACAAACGATTTCTAACCCAAATCCAAATATCAATTATGAAATTGTATTTGCATCAAATTTGGATAACGAAATTGGTTCTGCTTTATCATTAAAATATGATATTGTAACTTCCGATGATTTAATAGTTGATAGTAAAACTATTAGTGGTAGAAACGCAGCAACCGGTCAAATAACTAGAAATGTTTTAAATGGTGGTAAAGTAAATCTTCAAGTAAATGGAAATTTACCAGATGGTTATTCTATTGTTGGAATATACAATGGTTTAACTAAAAATGCCGGAAACAACGTATCATTTGATTTCAGTAAACTAACAAAACAAAATTACGCATTTTCAATACCGGCATCATCATTAGGTGAAAGTATTATTGTTGCTGTTAAATTGGAGAAAGTAATTAAATTCGCAGAACCAACTTTAACATTAAATTCTGATACATATAATGTTTATGTAAAAGAATCCGATACTGAAAAAGAAACTATAATACCATTTGCATCTCAAAACGCAGATTTTGTTAGAGTATATTTTTCAGAAAACGATTATGTGGATGTGCCAGCATCTGATAAACAATTTAAAGTTTATTTTCAAAAAAACTTTGCAGAAGTTTATGGTACTAAAAAGATTTTAATCGTACCAATTGGTAATTCATACGGAGCAGGTGTAAGAAAAGAAATATTAATAACATATTCTTCTGTAAATGATTTTCCATCAATTACCGAAGTAGTTAGTGTTGATAAATTAGTAGTACCTGCGTTTTCGGATTACAATTTAGAATATGAAGTAAAATACTCATCATATTCAACTACAAGCGTTAATGTGATATTAAAAGTAAAAGATGGTTCATATGTTCCATTTTTATCTTCATTACCATCAAATGGCTCTTTTAAAATCAATCTAAAGAAATTAAAAGAATCTTATCCAAATTGGGTTGGTAGTAAAGATATTACATTAAAATTCAAACCATTCAATAGAGGTGGTGTAGAGGAATTAATTGGTAACGACTATGAAATAGTAACTAATTTAGATTTACCATCTATATTTTTAGATGAATCCATGATTAGTTCTGCTTTATTTGAAGCATTTGCAACATCTTTAAAAATCGTAGAGCCGGATAAAGAAAGTAAATATTTAACTCATTTAGGAAATTTTGGAGATGATGAGCAAAGTTTAATTTCTTCTTGGGAAGAGGATAATTGGACATTATCCAAAAAATCAGAAGATGAATTGGGTAACATATTTGTAAAGCCCGAAGATGAAGTTAAATCTTTAATTTTAAAATTATATTCACCTTTATCTGCTAATATAGCAAACAATACAACTCTTTGGATTACCAAAATGATGGCAAATCCATTAGTTGAAACGATTGTATTAACGGAGCAGGATAATTTACATTGTCCGCCATTAAAAGGACCTAATTTTGATTTAGATGTTGATTTTACAACGGGTCAATCTACAAATTTTGAATCATTGGATTCATTGATATTAAACGCATCCGTTTCAAGCTCATCTCAATTAGTATCGCAATATTTAAGTTCTTCATTGGTAAATACTGATGATTTAAATATTCAATATGCAAGTGGTTCTACATATTTATGGGATAACTTTGTACACTTCAGCTCTGCAAAAGAAAGAGTAGATAACTTTGTATATAAAGTACAATTGATAGAAGTTTATGAAACTGCTATATCAGCATCATATGTAAATCCAACGGGATTAGCTCACACTTCATCAATTGCAGCAGTACAAGAAAGAGAAAGACAACAACTTAAAAAAGACCAATTAGTAAATGGATTTGATGGATTTGAAAAGTTTTTATATACATCATCTTCATTAAGTTGGCCATATAATGGAACGCAAAGAATAGCATCAACTCAAGCTGAAGTTGGTAATTGGTATGATACGATTATTACATTAGCTGAAGATTTTGATATTGAAAACCCAAATTGGGTTCAGAATAATATCCCTCAATACATTGTAAATAATGAAGAAAATGACCAATTCTTATTGTTCACTTCAATGATTGGTCAGCATTTTGATAACATTTACTATTATACAAAGGCAATTGAGAAGAGTAGAGGATTGGGTTATAATTCTTCTAACGGAATTTCTGATAAATTATTGTATGATACATTACAATCATTTGGATGGGATGCAAAAAATCTTGCAGCAGATGCAAACTTATGGAAATATGTGTTCGGACAAGATTCAGAAGGAAACGAAATAGAATCAAATCCTGCTAAAGCTAGAACAAATGAAGTTTGGAGAAGAATTGTAAACAACTTACCTTATTTATTAAAACATAAAGGTACAAGGAAGGGTGTTTACGCTTTATTAGCTTGTTATGGTATCCCATCATCAAATCTTTCAATTTTAGAATTTGGCGGACCAGAAATACATGCCGATTCAAAATCTAAATATGAATTTGATAATATAACTACCGCATTGAAGATGAATTTAACATCTTCGATTGAAATGGAATGGAAAAATACCGATAAAGGTAGAAAACCAAATACAATTGAATTATTTATTAAACCAAATAAATTAAACCAAACACAAACTCTTATTTCGGGTAGTGGATGGAATGTTCAATTGAGCGGTTCTTTAAATTCGGATTATGGTAAAGCAATATTTAATTATTCAGATTCAAATTCAATAACATCATCATTGTTACCATTATTTAATGGTGATTTCTTTGGTATAATGGTTCATAGTGGTTCGGAAGATGGTTTACAATTATCTTTAAGACAAGCTAAAAAAGAAAGAACAATATTCCAAGAAACAATTAGTAATCAATCTCCAACAAATTGGAATAATGGTTCTACTATTAAATTAGGAGGTAATTATAGTGGTAGTGTAGATGAATTCCGTTTATGGTCGGAAGTATTGGCAAATGGTAGATTCTTTGAGCACGTTTCATTCCCTGAAATGATTAATGGTAATCATACTTCATCTTCAACGGATGATTTATATTTCCGTTTAGATTTTGAATATCCAAAAAATTTACACGCTACTCAATCATTAATAAATGTTGATACTAATATATACTTTAGTGGTAGTTTGACAAGAAATGATTATGAGAATGGTTCAAATTCTCCATTATATTCGGAAAACGTAACACCACTATTATCAGCATCGGTAAGTGGATTTGAAAATGTAAATACATACCCATATCAATTTGAAGCAATCGATAGAAGTGTTGTATTATCGATGCCTGATGCAGGTTCATCTCGTTATTCTACAAATAAAGTTAGATTCGAATCACAAACATTGGTTTCCGATTTATCTTCAAAAGGTAGAGCAACTAAAAAAGCATTCGACCAATCACCAACCGATTCAAATAGAGTTGGATTATTCTTCTCTCCAACAAAAGAGTTGAATATTGATATTGCTAAATCATTTGGTGGTATTAATTTAGATGATTACATTGGTGACCCATCTGATAACTACAAATCTACATATTCTAAATTAGATTCTTTGAGAAAATATTATTTCCAAAGATTCGATGGTAGAGATATTTACGCATACATCAACTTAATCAAACTATATGAGAAATCAATGTTTGAAGATATTAAGAAGATGTTGCCGGCTAGAGTTAAAGCAACTACTGGTTTATTAATTGAACCACACTTTTTAGAAAGAAGTAAAGTTCCACATACTAAACCAACGGGAGAAGATTATCAAAAAGAATCGTTAATAGATACAACTAAACATATATTAACGATGGCTGAAAATAATCAGCACGATGTTGTATTGAACGCAAATTTATCGGAAAAATTAATAGGTGAAAATAATCAATACGAAACACTAATTGATTCTACATTAAATAATCAATTAATAGGAGAGAATTATCAATTAGAAAGTGAATATGATTATAATTCAAATACCAATGTGGAAGGAGAAGTTTATTCTAAAGATGTAAGTATAAACGCTAAATTGGATAATCCAACAATATTAACTGAAATTGATATTTATGATATATCCAAAGTAGTTGGACAAACTGCATATGAAGAAATTGGATTTGGTATATATGCACAAAATGGTTCTGCTATAAGAACATATTTTGATAAAAATGGAAAACTAACAAAAGAAAGAGTTAGAGTTCAATTAGTAACTGAAGAGAAAGAAAGAATTGTAGCAAAATTTGCAGTAACGGCTTCGGCTACGGGAATGGGTGACCCGAGAGGAGGTTTTGTTTCAGATATACAAACATATACCGAAACTAAATTAAATATCCAACCATTCTCTGGCTCATATGTTCCATCTATTGGTGGAAATATTATAGATGTAAAACCATTAAATGGATATTTGCCAACACATTATAGAAATACAACCGATTTAACGAGAGGATTACAAAATTCTTTCTATAAAGGTTCAAAAAACACTGCAGCAACTACATTAGATGGTAGTTCACCAATTGAAACATTCGTAACTAATCCAAATACATTGAAAGTTAATAAAGCAGGTAGAGCAGCTAACGAACCAATTTTGGAAGTAGAATAACGGAATTTTAAAAATAATATATTTATAATTAACAAAAGATATAATAATATAAATTATGGGATATTTAAGTAATTCAGAATTGACAGTAGATGCGATTCTTACTAAAAAAGGAAGAGAAAAATTAGCAGCTGGACAAGGATTAAACATCACTCAATTTGCTTTAGCAGATGATGAGGTTGATTATTCTTTATACGAACCGGCTCATCCACTTGGAAGTGCTTATTATGATGCGGCAATTAAAAATATGCCAGTATTAGAAGCAAATCCGGATGAAACGCAAGTAATGAAGTATAAGTTGGTAACTTTACCAAAAAATACTACAAGAATCCCAGTTGTAGAATTTGGTGTTCCTAACATTTCAGTTAATCAAAAAAGTGGTGAAGTTGCATTATCACCAACAACATCGCCAGCAGGTAATAGAACAATAGGATATACTATCGTTTTATCTAATAAAAATGCCGGAGATATCATTGGTGAAGGTGTATCATCTGATATTGGTTCAGTACCAGTATTTATTGGAGATGATGTATCTGCAACAGCAGCAATCGCAAAAGGATTAACTTTCAAATTTATTCCAAACCCATCATTAACTTCGACTATCAAAACAACTATAACTGTTTATGGTAACGAAACGGGTGGTTCACAAACAATTCCGGTAACCGTAACATACGTTCAATAATATAAACTATGGCAGTAATAAGAGATAATAGAGGAGCGCTTTTAGCAAGTAACATTTCGCAGTATTTAGCAGGCGCAGCAAATACAGCAGGTACACCTATCGATACTAACGAATTGGTTAAATTAATGAACCAATTTTTAGGAACGGGTGAACAAATCAGCTCCGATTCGACAACAATATCAAACGGAATTTATAAGAAGTTTGGCGCCATCGATAAAGTAACTAACAGAACGGAAGTTGTAACTTCAGGTATATGGAGTGGTGATACTGGTTCATTATCAGTAGATTCAACTTATACATCTTCAGCGCAAGTAGCATCTACAAGTGGTAAATACTACATTGATGTATATAATGGATTAACTTCATCTGAAGCATCAGAAGTTCAATTCTCAATCGCTTATGGTGATGTGAATGGATATGGTGCACCAACTTTAACACAAGATGATAATTCAACATTATCTACAATCGCAACTTTCAACCAATATAAAAACGTATTGTTAGGAAGTGGTGATAACGCATTTAGTGTATATAGTGGTTCAACTGCAGCAGCATACGATTTATCAAACTTCTATGTAATCAATATCAATAGAGCTAGATACAAAGAAAGATTAGACCCGGGTAACATTTCAATCACATTAACAGGTACCGCTGGTACTGTAACTTTGATTGATGATAGTGGAGCAACTGATGAAAATGTAACTGCTTCAGGTAGAGTTTACAATTTAGTTAGTGGTTCATTAAATATTGGAGTTGCTACAACTGCATCAGTTGCACAATATTCTGATACTTACACAAAGCAAGGATATGGTTTATTCTATCCTGATATGGGAGTTATCTTATTAAATCCAACCGCTTTATCAGCATCAGTTGGAGGAGCATTAGCAGCAGCAACATCTTCAGCAGCATCTACATACCACATCAATAGAGGTGCAAACTTTGGTGGTGTAGCATTGTTAAAAGCATTAGATAATGGAAACGATTTCCAAGCTCGTAGAACTGAAAACGTTTCTACTTCACATTACTTCGTAAGAGCAAACAATAGAGAGTTTAACTTCTCAAACAACCCAACATTCGTAACTGGCTCAACTGGCCAATTTGTTCAAGCAACGTTTGAAAAAGACCCGCATGTTTATATTACAACTGTAGGTTTATACAATGATGCAAATGAATTATTAGCAGTAGCAAAAACTTCTAAACCGATTGAAAAATCATTTGATAAAGAAGTTTCTATTAAGGTTAAATTAGATTTCTAATCAGAGAACAATCTAAATATAAAACTGAAAGCCCAATCTCAAAGGATTGGGTTTTTCATTAATAAGATATTTATATGTGATATGTTAAAAAGAATACCTAAATCAGATATTAGTATTCGCCCGTTTAAGGCGTATAAGAATTGGAGCTTTGATGAAAACTCTACGGAGATTACATTATTAGAAGCCAACGTATCTTCATCCGAATTCTCCGGCTTATATCCCAAAAATTCAATCTACGGAACACTACGTTCAGCATTTTATAATGGAAACGAAGATAATCCGTTTTATAGATTGGGTTCAAAAACTAATTTATATGATACAAGTAGTGCAGGTGAAAGATATTTGGGGTCAAATGCAAAAATACTTTCTATTCCACAAATATATGTTGGGGAAGGAATTAAAAAGGGTTCATTAATATTGAACGATGCTTCATCGGCTAAAATATTTATCGATGATGAGAATGGTAATTTAATAGATGCTAGCGGAGATTCGGTTAGTGTAACATCTTTAATAGCTGGATTTGATACGGGTTCATTTAATCAATTATTATTTGAAGATATAAATGGTGTAGAATATCATACTACGTTTTTAAACGGATTGGATGATATGGATATTCAAAATGATACATTGACATTAAAATATGAAGGAAATACTTACGAAATGCAATTGATATCATTTGATATCAATACTGGCAAATTGAAAGTAAAACAAATGCCATTCTTAATAGGTTCTGCTGCAGACTATAAAGTTGGTAATGTATTTTATAATCAAGGTATATTGGTAATAACAAAGGATGTTGAAGAAATATTAACTGCATCATTTGATTTAAGTTACAAATCTACTCAAACTATTTATGAACATGAATATTTGTTAATTGTTAATAAAGATGAATTTAATGTTTCACAAAATCCATCTGCAATTGTAGAAGTAGGAAAAGAAACCGAAAAATTAATAGGTTCGGATGGTAAAATATATCAAACAATAACAAAACCTGGTGTAAAATATATTCGTAAAAAATCTATATTAGATAATGGAAATGAGTTGGATTATCGATTTACATCATCAGTTGATTCTAATAAATTCGCCGGATTCGAACATTACGATTTAAGTGGTTCTATGGATTCAACGGGTTCATTCCTTGCTCCATTTATAACCACAATCGGATTATATGATGATGATATGGATTTGGTAGCAGTAGCAAAATTACCACAACCTATTAAATCAGAACCAGATATACCTGTAAACTTTATTATTAGATTTGATACATAATTTATGAAAAGCACACCTATCAATCCAAACGATTATATTAATGAAGGAGTATATGTTGGAAGTTTATTTGATTTTGTTGATAAAAATGATGCTACCTTATTAAATAATATTAATTTATTAAAAAAGTTTGCAAAAGAAAATACATCGGATATAAGATGCAGATATCAATATTATCCAGGTGAAAAAAATTATGAAGATTCAATCGCATTTGATGAAGTGGATGCTAGGAATAAATTTGTAAAAGAAAACAATTTGAATATTTGGCAAAGATGGTACGAATTTCATAGTGATTTTACATTAAATCAATATTTCAGAAAAATTGGATTTGATATTGTAAAAGCAATGTATCCAAATTCAAATTATAAAATAGAAGATTTTAAAAATAATGGAAATTTTACAATGTATTTAGATGGGGATATGATATGCCCACATATGGATGGATTGAACGATGGTAGAGTTTGTGGGTTAATTATATATTTAACACCAGAAGAAGAGTATAACGATGGCGGCGGTGAATTAACTATTATAACAAACAGTAAAAAAGAATTTAGTATAAAACCTGTTTTAGGAAATTTTTCTTTATTAGAATTTGTAAATAGTAATATCACACATGGTGTAAACCCTGTTAAAAATGGATTTATTAGATTTGCTTATACCACATTTTTTGAATTAAACAAAAATATTTAATATTTATTACTAAACAATAGAAACTATGTCAAAGATTTTAGATTTATACGAAGCAAACAAAGCAGCATTAGGAGTTGATAAAATTTCTTATGAAGCCGGTGTTAATGCAAAAACGCCATACACTACAAATGATTTGAAAAAAATAGATGAGCAAGTACTAACTGCTGCAAAATTCAAAACTGGTAGAGGTGGTGAAATCGCTGGAGGTAAATACTCCGATATGAAGAAAAAATAATTTTAATGGCTAAAAAAGTTATAAAAAAATCTAGCACATGGGTTGCTAGAAAATATGGATTTAAATCCGGTCTTGAAGAAAACATTTCAACACAAATTGAAAGAAAGGGGATTGAAGTTAAATATGAATCGGAAAAGGTCAATTATATTGTACCTGCTTCTAAACATACTTACAATCCTGATTTTAAGTTGCCTAATGGTATATTCGTAGAAACAAAAGGTAGATTTCTTGCAGCAGATAGAAAAAAACATTTGTTAGTTAAGGAGCAAAATCCGCAATTAGATATCAGATTCGTATTCTCGAATTCAAAGAACAAAATCAGTAAAAATTCTAAAACCACATATGCATTGTGGTGTGAAAAAAACGGATTTAAATACGCAGATAAAGAAATACCAGAAAGTTGGTTTTTAGAACCATAAAAATTTGGTAATTTAAAATATTTGTCGTATATTTGTTTTGTGTTAAGTAGCAATGACAAAAATAAGGTAATACATACCCTAAATAATGTGTTGGGTAGTGGCGTTTCCCTAAAAGGGAACGAAATAGCATATTATTGCCCGTTTTGTAACCATCATAAGCCCAAATTACAAATAAATACTGAAACCCAAAAATGGCATTGTTGGACTTGCAATAGTGGTGGTAAAAAATTAACATCTTTACTTCGTAAATTAGATGTAGATAGAAAAACTATATCCGTAATTAGAGAAATTTATGGTGATAGTAATTGGACACCACAACAAGAAGATGCCGAAACAAAGGTATTCATCTCTCTCCCAAAAGAATTTATTTCATTAGCAGAAGAACCAAAGGGATTTAATCCCGAATATAAACATGCTATGTATTATTTAACTGAAAGAGGTATTACTATAAAAGATATAATAAAACATAATATTGGTTATTGTAAAGATGGATTGTATGCGAGACGAGTAATAATTCCATCATATAATTCGGATGGATTATTAAACTATTTTGTTTCTCGTTCATATTACCCAGAAGAGAAAATGAAATACAAAAATCCACCAATCAGTAAAAATATAATTTGTTTTGAATCGCAAGTTAATTGGAAAGAACCAATTATATTATGTGAAGGTGTATTTGATGCTATAACAATCAAACGAAATGCTATTCCACTTTTAGGTAAGTTTCCATCTAAACAATTAGTTGAAAAAATATTCATTAGTGGTATAAGTGATATCATAATTTCATTGGATAATGATGCAATCAATGAAGCACTTAAAGCAGCTGATTATTTTAGAAAAAATGGAATCAATGTAAAGATGATGTATCTAAAAGATAAAGATGCATCTGATATGGGTTATGAAAAATTTTACGAAGAATTAAATAAAACAAAAGAATTTTCATCAGAAGATTTATTATTAAATAAAATAAATTCATTATGAGTTTAAAACGAATTTACCACATTGCCGATGTTCATATTCGTAATGTGCAACGACACAAAGAATATAGACAAGTATTTGAAAAGATGTTTGAAGAAATCCGTAAAAGAGGAACGGAAGATTCTATCATTTATTTGGCAGGAGATATTGCTCATGCTAAATTGGAAATGTCACCCGAATTAGTGAACGAAATCAATTGGTTGTTTACCGAATGTTCTAAACATTGTGAAACCATTCTTATTACGGGTAATCATGATTGTAATATGAACAATTTGGATAGAATGGATGTTCTAACCCCAATTGTAAACGCTTTAAACCTACCAAACTTTCATTATTTAAGAGATACGCAAGTTTATTCAATAGATGATGTAGATTTTTCAGTATTCAGTATTTTTGATGATAAGAAGAATTGGATTACTGCTGATAAAATGTTTGGCAATAAGAAAATTGCTTTATTCCACGGACCAGTTGATAATTCTATGACTGATATTGGTTATGTAGTAAGTAGTAGACATTTTACAACGGATATGTTTGATGGATTCGATTTAGCCCTATTGGGTGATATTCACAAACGACAAGAGATGATTTCTCCAAAAGGTTGTAAAGTAGTTTATGCGGGTTCTTTGGTTCAACAAAACTTTGGTGAAACTTTAGATAAGCATGGATTTGTTGTATGGGATTTGGATACAATGACTTATGAATCCGTTGATATTCAAAATGATTATGGATATTATACATTAGATGTTGATAACGGAAATGTGCCAGTTGTAACAAATATGCCAAAATATCCGAGATTGCGAGTTCGTTTATCTAATACCGATACTGCTGATACAAAGAAAGTAGTAACCGAAATTAAAATGAGATATGGTGTTGATGATTTTACAATTATCAGAACCGATTCATTGGCTAAATCTAAAACGGGTAATAGAGCATCAAAATTAGATTTTGAAGATATTTCCGATGTATCATATCAAAACTCTTTATTAAGAGATTATATTCAAAGAATGATGCCGTTTACAACAACGGAAGATTTGGATGCATTAGAAGTAATCAATACTGATGTAAATAATAGAATTAAAAAAGAAGATTTACATAGAAATATTCATTGGAAACCTATCAGATTTGAATTCAGTAATATGTTTTCATATGGTGAGAACAATAAAATTGATTTCAGTAAAGTAGGTGGGTTGATGGGATTATTTGCACCAAACGCAAGTGGTAAATCATCTCTATTTGATGCAATTTCATTCTGCTTATACGATAAAAGTAGTAGAGCATTTAAAGCTCAAAACATTATGAATAATCGTAAGAGTGATTTCTATTGTAAATTACAATTTCAAATCAATGGTGTAGATTTCTTTATTGAAAGAACTGCTAAAACAATTAATAAAGGAAAGAATGTTAAAGTTGATGTTCAATTTTGGAAAGAAGAAGGTGGACAAAAGGAATTATTAAACGGAACTGAAAGAAGAGATACAAACGCAGCTATTGAACAATATGTAGGTAGATATGAGGATTTTGTATTAACTGCTTTATCACTACAAGGTAATAATTCAATCTTTATTGATAAATCACAATCAGAACGTAAAGATTTGTTAGCACAATTTATGGGATTGGATATATTTGATAAGTTGTATGAAACTGCTAATGAGGATATTAAAGAAGTAAGTGTTCTTATTAAAAACTTTAAGAAAACTGATTTTACAACCGAATTAGCTGAAAAGGGTTTAGAAAAGCAAACAAAGAAATCCGAATTAAGAGGTTTAGAAAAGGAATTAGAAAATAAAGTAAATGATTCAACTGATTTATCGGAAAGAATATTGGGATTAACAAAAGAATTAGTTCCAATTGATGGTAATTTGGATTTGGAAAAATTAGAAAAGAAAAAGAATCAAATTGGTAGAGATATTTTACACGTTTTAGCAGAAGAAAAAGCTAAAAATGAAAAATTGGATTCGATGACTCAATCCATATCAGAAATATCACAATCAATTGAAGAACATAAAACGATTAATGGAAAATCAATTGAAGATGCTAAAAAGGAATGGGATGAATACAAAAATGAAATAAATGAAACCGAACATCAAATTCAGTTATTAGAACAATCTATAAAAACAAATAAAGAGAAACTTTCACATTTGGAAAAGCATGAATATGACCCAAATTGTAAGTTTTGTATGGATAACGTCTTTGTAAAAGATGCCATCGCCACAAAGGAAATTGTAGAAAAGCAAGAAGAAGAGTTATCCGATTTAGGTAATAAACATCAATCGTTAATTCAACAGGCATCATATATTGCAGATGTAGAAGAGCAATGGGAAGAGTTAGTTGAATTAAAATCTAAATATCAAAAATCAATTGTTCTCAAAGAAAAGACAATTGTTGAGTTAAAAGGATTTGAAACTCAAAAAGAATTATATGATACTCAATTAGAGCAAGTAAATAACGATATTCAAAAATATCACGACAATGAAGATACTATTAAGAAGAATCAGCAAATAGAATCGGTAATTGAAGGATTAACTAGAACTAAATCTGAAATAGATTCTGAAATAAAAGGTTTGAATAAAAAAATATCCGATTTAAAAGGTTCTATTACTCAAATACAATCGTTTATAGATAATGTAAAGGATAAAATGGATGAGGTTAAAGAATTGGAAGAAAAGAATCGATTATACACATATTATTTAGATGCTATTAAGCGAGATGGTGTTCCATACGAATTAATTTCAAAAGCAATGCCAGTTATTGAAAGTGAAATTAATAATATATTAGGACAGGTTGTTGATTTTGGTATTGTTATGGATGTCGATGGTAAATCTATTAACGCTAAGATTGTTTACGAAGACCAAGAATGGGCTTTGGAGATGTGTAGTGGTATGGAGAAGTTTATTAGTGGATTAGCAATTAGAGTTGCACTTATAAACATTTGTGGATTACCTCGACCTAACTTTTTAGTAATCGATGAAGGTTTTGGAACATTAGATAGTAATAACCTTTCATCTTTATTTGGAATGATGCAGTATTTAAAAACTCAATTCGATTTCATATGGGTAATTTCCCATTTAGATGCTATGAGAGATATCGTAGATGGATTGATTGAAATAAAGAAAGTAGATGGATTTAGTAAGATTGACTTTTAACCTTGTCAGCTCTTAACACACCCGCTTGAGGTTTAGTTACACCAACGTGTTTCTTAATTAAGTTTTCTACTAAACTTCCCATCTTAAACCCATGTTCTTCACAATAATTTTTGAGAAGTTCGTGGGTTTCTTTTTTTATTTGTAACATTGCGTATTTCATAACTTTAGTTTTCTTTAGTTTTTTAAAGAGTATATTAGTTTTCTTTATATAAATATGGGATATTTATTTTTTTGAAGATATTTATAATAAAGTAAAACATATTGTAAATGGCTGTTGTTAAGAAAACATTATTTCCGGAGAATTTAGAAAGATATAACGTATTTGTAGAAGATACGAATCCATCATCAGAATATTTTAAAATAACCGAATTACCCGATACATTTACAGGTGGTAAAAATGCATTTCTAATTGCGGGTTCTGAATATTTGGTAGCCGATACTTTATTGAAAATAGAAATAAAAGATTCGCAAGGAAATGTAATTTACCACGAACCAGGTGAAGGTATAGTTTCATCATCAGTTGGTGGGACTGAAATAGTTACCGAATATTATGAAGGTATATCAAAAGTTGTAGCAGTTCACATTTATCCCGATACATCTTATGGACCTGCCACAATTACAATATTAGGAGAATTATCATCTTATAATAATAACGGATTAATTACACCTATTCCAACTCAATGGGAAGGACAATATAATGTAAAATGGCAAAAGCAAATTAATGTAAACCCTGCTTTAGCTAATACAACAAAAATTCGTTTCTATCGTAGACCCCAAGCAACTATTACGGAAACTCTTTCACCAATTTATACATTTAGTAATGGTGTTAAAGTTGAATCAAATGTAGTATCTTCATTTGCTAATATAAAAATATCGCAAATGGAAACTTTTGCGGGAGATGTTAAAAGAATAAAAGTATTCAGAACATCTTTAGGTGATATTTCCGATTCCGATTTAATACAAGATATTTTAGTTGAATCAAAGGAATTATTATCAACCTATGAGTTGAGTGGTAGTGTAGTTGGTAATGGTGGATTATTCACATCGGAAACTTTAGAAAAATTATGGATTGTAGATGGTGTAACTACTGAATTAACATCAAGCCGTATTGATAATGGTGTTAAATTAAATGGAGCTGGTAAATTCAAATATAGTTCATCTTTGAATTTATCCGATGTTAGTGTATATGAATTGGGATTGGATGCTTTTTATTCTGCATCAACCGAAAGTGATTTGGAAATTTATATTAGTGGTTCTAATAATGGTGAATATTTAATTGGAACTTTAAATGGTATAACACCTACTAAAAATTTAAAAGACCAAATAATTCAATTTAGTTTACCTAAAGCAGAGCCAACGGCTAGTTTATATTTCTCACAATCACAAAACGAATGGCATTTAGGAAATGTTAGTTTAAAATTGACACAAGATAGTGCGTTTTCTCCATCCGAAATTGAATTTGTAACATCTATGCCAACTGTAATTGGTAATGAAACATATGAATTCAATTTTGAATTTTATGATGTAAATAATAACTATGTGCCGGTTGCCGTAACACAATCTGCATTATTTACCGGTGGTAATAATAATTTAGGTGGAACATTAATTTTTATAAGCGCATCTCAATCATCATCATTAGCAGAACTATATGCCGTATCATCTTCTATTAGTGGAACTATTGTTGTAACGAGTGGTTCTATTAGTGGCAGTTTAACAAATGTAAGTTCATCGGTTAGTGGAACTATTGTAACATTGAGTGGTTCAGTATCATCTTCGATTACATCATTAAGTTCATCTGTAAGTGCTTCAAATGTATTAATATTATCATCATCATTATCCAAAGTTCAACAATTAGCAAATGGTCAATTTAGTGGTTCATTTATAGGAGATACTGTAATTTATTCTCCTGCGATTGGTGGGCAAGTTGGATACATAAAGGAATTATTTACAGTTGGCGATACATCTGCACAGCAAATAAATTTAGATGCAAGAACTACAACTCGTAAAATATACATAGGAGTAGGTAATTACAATAATACAGATACATCGGTTTATTTGGATAGTTCTGGCAAATTTTCACTAAAAGACCAGTTACTTTGGAATGGTAGTGCACTGACTGTTAATGGAACAATAAATGTAACAGGTGGTAATGCGGCAACTCAAACTTATGCAAATACTATCGGTTCAAATGCAGTTTCATCAGGTTCAGCAGCAGCTTCGATTGCCGGTTCAAACGCAGCATTATCGGCATCTGTAGCATATAATAATGCAAAATCAATTGCGGATAGTATAGCAAATGGTTCATACAATGGTGGTACATTGATTAGTAATGATAGTATAATATCACCTGTCATAGCAGGAGCAAATGGGTATATTTCAAATGTTTTAAAAGTAGGTAGTGGTGGTATAACATTGGATGGTACTAATAAAGCAATATATGTTGGAACTGGTACATATAATAATTCTAATACACCATTCTATTTTAAATCGGGTTCTACTAATATATTTTCATTAGGTGATAAATTAACATTTGATGGTAGTACGTTAGCTATTAATGGTGGAATAACCGCAACATCATTGACTTTACAACCTGGTGTTACTGTTCCAAATACAAAGGTTAGTGGATTGGGCACATTATCAACATTGAATAGTGTAAACGCCACATATATAGATGATAACTCTATTACAACGGGTAAAGTTGTTGCAAATACTTTAGATGCTTCTCATATTTCTGCATTGAATTTTACAGGTAAAACTGCAACATTTACGCAAGGAACAATTGGTGGATGGAATATTAATCCTGATAAATTATCTTCACCACCAGATGGTAGTGGATATAGTAGATTAATATTTTCACCATCACCATTGATTGCTGTAAATGATACATCTGGTAATCCAAAATTAACAATAAGAGCAGGTGATTTAACGAATTTGGGAGCAGGTAATAGTATAAGCATACCATTTGCTAGTTATAATTTCTTTTCTTGGTCAGATGCGGTATCAAATATAGGTTCTCAATCTTTATATGGTACATCTTTTTCATTTAGTGTACCTGCCGGAGGTACATATAGTGGAACAATATCGATGTCAGCAGTTGGTGGGGTTGCAACTACCCCTGGTGGATGGAGTGGATATTTATATGTTGGTGTAGCTTGGCAAATAGCATCGGATGCCGGATTCAATAATATACTCGGATATGGTACAATTAGTAGTGGTGGTATAAGTAGTGCAGGAACAGTTTCAATAGCAGCTGCAACAAATCCAATAGCATTTTCAGCACCAACATCTGGCACATATTATGCAAGATTGGTTTGGAATAGAACTCTATATAGTAATACAACTGCTACTACTCAATTTTATTCAAAAAGTAGCTCCGCTTCAAATGTTTCATTGGGTTCATCGGTAGAAGCAACTGAAATTACCGATAAAGGATTTCAAGTAGTTAATGCAACCGATAAATATTTTAGAATTGATAGAAGTACATTTAGTGGAGCATATGTTAAAATTGGAGGAGATTTATCAGCTACAGGAAATATCATAGCATATGCATCATCGGATGAAAGATTAAAAGAAAATATTATTCCTATTGAAAATGCATTGGAGAAAATTGATAAATTAAATGGTGTAGAATTTGATTGGACTGAAGAATATATGCAAGAACATATTGGAGATGACCCTGATGCAAATCTTTTAGTTAAAAAGCATGATGTTGGCGTTATCGCACAACAAATAAAAGAAGTTTTACCCGAAGTTGTTGTTGAGAGAAAAGATGGATATTTAGCTGTTAGATATGAAAAAGTAGTTCCACTTTTAATTGAAGCTATAAAAGAATTAAAAAACGAAATAAACGAATTAAAAAATAAATAATGGCAATTCCTAATACTGGCGAAATATCAATGAATCTATTTAATACCGATAGAAATATTGCATCTGGTACTCAAATAGATTTAGCTGCAGCAGGAACTGCATATGCGGTTTCATATACAACCGATGGTACTAATGATTTACAAATGTTAGAATTTAGAGGTAAATCATCTCAATATTGGACAGCAACAAGAAGTGGTACGTTTACAAGAAACAATTGTTCAGCTGGATATACCGCAAGTAGTGTTACTTATTCAAAAACTTATACTTCATATATTTCACAAGCAAATGCAAACTCATTGGCAAGTGGTGATGCAAATTTTAATTCAGAAGGACAAGCATATGCAAATGCAAACGGAACGTGTACATTATATTTATCAGCATCTACAACATATGGTTGTCAAACTCAAGCACCAAATAAAGGTTATATAAATGTTTCATCGTATAGTGGTGGTAGTGGAGCACCATATAGCTTTAGATATAAATTAGAATCTGAACCTGATTCATCGTATTCTAATTGGATAAGCGGTACGGGTACTACGGGTGCAATATTATCAAACGGCGCATGGATGATACAAATTAGAGATAGTGTTGGCAATACTCAAAATTTATATTCATTTGCAATTAGTTGTAATTACCCATCATTGACAGGAACAGTTCAATCGGGTGGAGGATATGCTGGTTCAGGATACATTAGAGTTGCAACTGCTAGTGGAGGTAGTGGGGCTGGATATTATTGGTATTTAAATACAGATGCAACTCAAAGAGCAATCGGTGATTATATATACAATTTGGCAAATGGTTCATATATACCTTTTTTAGCAGATAATGCTGGAAATGTTGTAAGTTTCAATGAAATAACATTCAATCTACCACCTGCTCCAAATTTACTATCAGTTAGATTTAAAAGTGTAAATGATGGGGGTGAACCAAGCGGAACAAATGGAGGATGTGATATTGGTAGTGGTATTGAAGTAGAAATGCCACAAGGTGCTACTTTTGAAAATGCAAGTACATTTACGTCTGTAGCATTTAGTTCATATGGAATGGGAAGTATTATTGGGTGGATATCATATAATGGAAGATACGTTGCGGTTGGTAAGCCGTATTCAGGTAATACTGTTCAACCATTTTCATCTAGACAAAATTGCCCAGTAGCATGTCCAGGATATGGACCAGCTGGTACATCTCCAAGCGATTATCGTTGTAGTGGAACTACAAAACAACAAAGATATTATGATGGAAATTGTGGTATTATTTGGGTAGATATTCAAACAAATTCAACAGATTGTGGGTATGTATATTATCCTGAAGTATATTTGGGGGTAGATGGCGATGCACAAACGGCATGTAATTCTACAACAAGTACCTATTACATAGGACCGAATGATAGTAGTTGGAAATTGGCAACCGAATTTCATTTGAATTCAAATGGAACAGGCTCACCCGGTTTCGGATATTATTCAGATGGAGCATGGATTAGGTATTGGGATGGTGCTACATTATATGATGCAATTAAATGCGATGGTAGTTCATTACCAATTAATTAAATAAAATAATTTATGATAGTATTCATAACAACTGGTTACGGAAAAAATGTAGTAGGGGGTTCGGATATATGGTGTAACAACTTTGTAGAGAACGTTTTACCATTAGTTACGGAAGATTACAAAATTGTAGTTGATGGTAGACCTTTGTTGCCAGAAAAAGGTGCAATATACACTTACCAAAACGATGATGAAATAGATAGGATATTAAATGAGTGTGATAAGATTGTATTCTTACATCATTCTTATAAACCAAATCCTATAATCAAAAAGTATCTACATAAAACTCACACAACATTTGTTCATGCTTTCATACCTGATATGTTGGGATTAAATGATGAGTATGAAAATCTAATGACAAGATTAGATTGGCATTGGCAAAAGGATATTTTGGACAATTCTAAAAATATAGTTTGGATAGGTTATGAAAAAGATACTATTCATACCTATTTTCCGAATACAATTACTATTACAAATTATTATGAATGGAAACACAACAAACCATATACGGATGTAGTAAGTAATAAAGTAGGATATGCCGCAAGATGTGAAACGAGAAAAAACGCACATTATTTGGATGGAATACCTGCTTTTATATTCTCAAACAAATACGATTACAAACGAATGTTGGAGGGTAGTAAGATAAACGCAGATGTACATACATTCATAGAATTTGATTATCGTTTTCATTATAAATTCTTTGAAAAAGATTTCAAAATATTTCACGGATGTTATACAAAAGAACCATTTGGTTATGCAATCTTTGATGCAATTGATAATGGTAAATTACCTATAATACATTCAGATTGGATGAAAGATATTAAATATCGATATAGAGCAATGAATAAAAAACAATTCAATTATCAATATTTAAGAATATTAGAAGATGGATTTGAAAAAAATAAAAAACAATTTGACAGATTAAAAAAAGGATTAGAAAAATATACAAATAAACAAAATTGGGTTATTCAAATATGCAAAGTCTTATCAATTTAAATATAGTTAAAGATTATTTAACCAATAATCATATCATCGATGAAGATGGTAATATAGTTCATACACCAATAAATTATCGATGGACACATGGTGCAACCGATTTACATTTGGGTGATGGGTTAATGGTATATTCTTTAATACAATTCATCAGAGCAAAAGTATGCGTATGTATTGGTAGCGGTGGTGGATTTATTCCACGACTTATGACTCAATCTCGTGTAGATTTGTGGCACCAAAAAATATTCGAAGGGAATCCACAAAATGAATGGGGTGATGTTGGAACTACAATAGTAGTAGATGCGGCAAATGGTGTTGGCGGATTTACCGATTGGACTTCTGAAAATTCTTTTTTAAGGCAACACTTCTCTCCGCAAATAATTTTAGAAACTTCTGAAAAAGCATTTTATGATTACTTCGTAAGACAAGATATTAAAATTGACTATTTACACATAGATGGCGACCATTCATACGAAGGTGTTAAAAAGGATTTTGAATTGTATTCACAAATAATGGCTGAAAATGGAATTATCACAATCCACGATACAGACCAACAATATCATAATACATTTGTTGTAACCGAAAGTGCTAAAAAAGATTTTGCACCTTTTGATGGGCCTGCAAAATTTGTAAAAGAATTAGAAAAAAATGATGAATGGAATTTGGTTAATTTAAAAAATTTTCGTATCTTTAGTGGCAAATTACCTACATCTACTGGGTTATGCATACTAACAAAAAAATAAATGACTAGATTATTAACTGTTACGGGTTCTCGCACAAATACACTTTGGCATATGTTGAATCATTATCGACACATAGTTGATGAAATGTTTGTTGTCGTATATGAATGGGAAGGTACTAACATATTAGCAGAAGTTGGAAAAATATTAGAAAATTTCCCATCAGCAAAAGTTGTAAAAGTTGAAAAAAGAGAAAAGTTTAATTGGGAAGTTGTAACTGAATTATATAATGAAATAAAATCACAATACCCCGATGATTGGTGGGTTATAGCAGACGATGATGAATTTCATATGTATCCAATGCCATTACCATTTTTAATAGAAGATTGTGAAACAAATGGATGGGATATTGTAAGAGGTGGATTCGTAGATAGAATTGGGGAAGGTGGGAGTTTTCCTGAAATACAACCTTATAAAAATATATTTGAACAATTTCCATTAGCAGGATTCTTTAGATACCCATTAAGTGGAGCATGTCCAAATAAAATTTGCGTAATGAAAGGATATGTTGAAATTACCAATGGACAGCATTATGCAAAAGTAAATGGAGAAGTTCTTTGGGGCCCACAATCGGATAATAAATTAATTGCACCAATAGATGAGTATAGTGTTCAGGTACATCATTTCAAATGGGATAGTACTTGTGTAGAAAGAATAAAAGCAGTTGCTGATATTAGAAAGGATTACGCATTTTCAAAAGAATATTTAAAAATGTATCAAGCTATTAGGAGAAATAATTTTGAAATTGACATTACCAATCCCGAATTTAAAATAGAAAAATCGGGTGTTGGTTCGTATTGTCAATGGAATTCATTAATAAATGAAATAGTTAAAATATAGTTTGGAAAATTAAAATAAATTACTTATCTTTGTAAAAATTTAAACGAATAATTATGGCAAAAAGTACACAAAAAACAGAAACAATACCTACAAACGATGAACAATTGATTTTGGAAACTAGAAAAGTAAAAGCATTAGAAAAAATTGCAAATTCATTAGATGCTTTAACTGTGTGGTTTGAAGAAATTGATAAAGATGAATGGAGCGAAAGAGTACAATATTATTTAGCAGAATTTCATACAAAGTTTGTAAAAGAAAATGAGTAGTAATCACAAATTAGGGATTATTGTACCATATAGAAATCGATACGAACATTTAGAAGTATTTAAACAAGCATTGGTTAATTATTTCAATAATGGTCGTATCGATTATGAATTAATAATAGTTGAACAAGATGATGCTAAATTATTCAATCGTGGTATGCTTCTTAATATTGGATTTACTTATGCAAAAAAATTAAAATGTGATTATGTAGTATTTCACGATGTGGATATGATTCCATTAAGTGTGGATTACACATATTCACATATTCCATTACATTTAGCTACTAATTTTTATTATTCTCAAGGAGAAAAAAACAGAGAAATATTTGATACATATTTTGGTGGCGTAACTATGTTTCCAACCGAAATTTTTGAAAATATAGATGGTTATTCAAATAAGTATTGGGGATGGGGGTATGAAGATGATGATTTATTGTTAAGATGCAAAAAGAATAATGTATCTTTGGATTCTAAAATTTTTAAAAATATAGGTAATAGAAAATTATTA